TTTTCTCGCCAAATGTCAATCGTAGGTTGTTTGAATAGTTTTCTTTCTATGCCTTAATTGTATAGTAATAGGCTCCTAGTTTGAAACAACTTAATCTGTAAAAAGGACTATAATGTTTCCATTAGTAAAAAGTCCCGCTTACAATTCACATCACCTTATCACATCAGTTCATATCTTCTATCTTAGAATACGTACAGTGCTATATAGGGGTGGTATAAATTTTATCAAGTGATCAAACATCAAGCTTTTTTTACGATAGAGGTTGATTCTCTATTTGGGTAATGAATCGAAGAATGCCCTGCGAGATGCACTGCGGGATACAGTGCGAGGTTGAGTAGGTGATACGGTGTTGGTAGCAGTGCTGGCGCGTGTTAACACAGTCATTTGTCTTGGGATCACCGCCTCCTCACTAATTGAAGGGAGAGTGACTGGAACAATTGGCCGTATATTAACTCTTTGTCGCATCGCTTGTTCTGACCGTAAAATATCTCTTGTTTGTACCAATCGCATCAGGTCATCCTGTAAAGAATAAATAGCTTGTTGTGTAGTTGGACCCGCCTGTGTCACATTGTTAATCCGAGCAAAGTTTAGCTGTTCACGTGTTACCAAAATATCAAACGAGATCCAAGACATTTCAATCACATCAGGCTCCGAATCAACAGGGGGGGGGACAAAATTGGCAATCGTCGTGTTCAAACTATGTGCATTCAGTGCATATAAAATCAAATCTGCGTCAAACAAATCAGGTATATTTCCACTGGGCTCGTTTGCTGCAATGTCTACTAATAATTTTTGCAACACGCCGTTTGAACTCGGAACAGTCCCATCCGCGCATACAATGGAACTAGGCAGTTGTTTACACAGCGGGCAAAGCGGAGATGGAGCAGTAGTAATCCATTGTTCAATACACCCATTGCAGAAACTGTGTTTACACGAGAGTACCACTGAATTGGTTGGTTGCAACAAACATATAGTACAGTCATCAATTGCTTGTAACTCGACTAACTCACAGCGTGGTGGAGGAACAGAATAATCAAGCCCTTCTCCGTTTTGCCTATGGATGCGCTGGATAGGCGGCGGGCATTCAGTGCACACTGACGCAATTGGAGTATTACATTCCACGATAGGTGCGAGGGTTGCAACCCACTTGTAATGTCTTCCTCTATTAAAAACGAAATTGCCAGTTTTAGGATCAAGGCCCAAGTGACGATCAGAATGAAATTGTTCGGCCCATTCGTGCTGCGCATCACTAATGATATCCGGCTCAAAACTGGTGGCTTGATCGCTTGATTTCTTTTTAGGCAAACAAACAGTCTTCCGTTTTAGAGACTTTGGACTAGCAACGAGAATTAGGTCATTGGGATAAGCCCACGGGATCTTTTTCTTATCCTTAAGTTTACGAGATGAAACACTGGCATCTTGTGTTTGCGCGGCTGAAACAGCGGCTGCTTGGGTTGTATTGTTATATGACTTTTTATAACTACGAGTCATTGAAACAAAAGTAAAAATATATGGGCACTATATATTATAAAAATTTCAATTTTTTTATATTATTATTAAAACAGATACTGTATATAATATAATAATGACAAATCATTACAATAAAGAAATATTTGTAAAAGATTATTTTGACATTCATAAATTTTATAGTAAAATCTATGAAGACCAAAGTAATTGTAATATATTAATTTTAATGCAAGTTGGTAGTTTTCATGAATGTTATTCGACTGATAATGAAGGTCCAAATTTAAATATGTTGAGTGAAAAATTAGATATGGTGGTAACTCAAAAAAATAAAAATAAACCCCTCTCTACTACTAATCCAAGAATGATGGGATTTCCATCATATATAGTGGACGAAGTTATGGAAAAAATAATTAATTGTGGGTATACTGTAGTGCGAATAGATCAAACCTCTGAACCACCTAATCCTAAAAGAGAAGTAGTGGGAATATACTCACCATCTACTTTTATAACAAGTTCTAAGAATTCAATCTTAGTATGTATTGCATTTGATGGAATAAAGTTAAAAACATCATCACCATTATTATGTGTTGGGATCAGTGCATATTGTATGATGACTGGTGAAGGATGTGTATATGAAACAATATCAACTCCAAATGATACAATGTTAGCATTAGATGGAGTGGTAAGATTTTTAGAGAAATATCCACCAAATGAAATAGTATATTATCAAACAAAAGCAATCTCAAACTATTTACATTCCAATACATTTATTAATAGGATGACATTTGATGATATGCTTAGATATATTGGAATATCAAGTTCTATAAATAAATATCATTTAAGTAATAGTATCGATACAATAGTTAATGCCAAATATCAACAAACTTTAATAGAAAAAATTTTTAATGATAATTTGGATTCAATCAATCTTCACGCCTATAATATGGCTAGATTAGCTTTAGTGGGGATATTAGAATTTACAACAAATCATATGCCCCTATTATTAAATAAATTATCTAAACCAGAATATTTTAATCAAACCAATACTTTATTTTTAGGTAATAAAGCGATTGAACAACTTGATATTTTACCAACATACGATAAACCAAAAACACTCTACAATGTACTATGTCATACACGAACACCAATGGGTAAAAGATTATTAAAAGATAATTTATGTAATCCCTCGATAGAATCCTCCGTATTATTATATCGTTATAATGCTATTGACAAATTACTCGCGAGTAATATGGTAGATTCAATATATAATAATATGAGTAATATTATCGATTTATCTAAAATGGTTAGAAAAATGGAATTAAATAAAATATATCCTAATGAATTGGCTATATTTTATAATTCATTACTCCAGATAAAAACCACATTCTCTCAATTAAGTAAAGATTCAAATCTATCTAAAATATTTTCAATAGATAAAAATATAATAAAATCTATTGATACTTGTATTGAAAATTTAGATTCTACATTTGATATTGAATATATTACTAATATAAATTATATAAATTATAAAGAAGAATCAAAGAATTATATTTTAAATAATAAATATCCTTCTATAAATGATTTGGAAGAAAGCATTGTTGTTGGAAATAATTTTATGGAGCATTTATTAAAACAATTAGAAAAATATACAGAAGAAAAAAAAACTATTAAAACTGGATTATCTCGTGAACAATCTACTATAATTTTAAAATATAATGATAGAGATGGGCATTATATGATGCTAACAAAAAGACGTAGTAAGATATTACAAGAGAATTTAAAAAAAATAGAAAATATTAAAATTGGTAATAATGTAATAAATATCACCGATTTAGAATTTATTGATTTACCTCGATCTAATAATACTAAAATATGTTGTAAAGATATTTCTAAAATATCATTAAATGTAGTAGATTTAAAATCAAATTTGGCTAAAGAAATAAAAGAAGCATTCTACATTGAAGTATCTAGTTTTATTACTTTCAATAAAGATGTTATTACTTGTATTATTGAAAAAATTACAATGTTAGATTTTTTAAATTCAGGTGCAATGACAGCCCATATAAATGGTTATACTAAACCCACTATAGTTGAAAGTGATATTTCATACTTTGATGCAAAAGAATTACGACATCCAATTGTAGAATTGATTAATGACGATACATCTTATCAACCTCATAATATTAGTATAGGGAAGGATAAAAAAGGTATATTATTATATGGAATTAATAGTTCGGGTAAATCTACATTGATGAAATCAATCGGTTTAAATATAGTGATGGCTCAAATTGGATATTTTGTGGCAGCTAAAGAATTTACATATTCCCCCTATCATAATATTTTTACTCGTATTGTAGGTATTGATAATATTTATAGAGGGATGAGCAGTTTTATGGTTGAAATGATGGAATTAATGGCAATATTAAAAAGAAATACAATGAAAACTTTAGTCTTAGGAGATGAAATATGCCGAGGTACCGAAGAAAAATCTGCAAACATTATAGTTGCTTATATGTTAGAAACTCTAGTGCAATCCAACACGTCTTTTATAACGGCAACTCATCTACACAGTATAGCAACTCTACCTAGTATAGTTAATTTGAATGGATTGAGTACAATGCATTTAAAAATAAATTATGATGAAAAAAATGATTGTCTAATATATAAAAGAGAATTAATGGAAGGCCAAGGTGATAAATATTATGGAGTGATGGTTGCAAAATATTTAATGAAAAATGATCATTTTAATAATAGAACTAAAGAAATTGAAATGGAATATAATAATTATAGTTTAAAAAAAAGTAATTATAATAAAGATTTAATTATGATAAATTGTACAATATGTAAATCTACAAGTAATTTAGAAACCCATCATATTCATTTTCAAAAAGACTGTGATAAAATAAAAGTTATCGATAAACCACAAATTAAAAAAAATAAACTATATAACTTGGTAATACTTTGTAGTAAATGCCACGATATGATAGATCGAAATGATATAGTGGTACACGGTTGGGTAAAAACAAATAATGGAATTATATTAGATTGGAAAAGAATAGAATAAAATAAATGTCAAATACTTTATGAGTGAAGAATCTTTCAAACGCTCATAACAGCCTTGGCTCATAGCTCCCTAAGAACCTCAACTCAAATCTGCGGTAGGTCATTATTATAATTATTTTAATATTTATAATAATGCACTGTAATAAATTAATACATTGTAATAAATTAAAAATATTAAAAAAAATTATATATACTATTATTTATGGAATAATCGGTATATCATTTTCACAAACTATTATATTAAGATCTCATTTGATAAAATATAATAAAAATACATCAGATAAATATAATAATATGGTAAAAAATATAATATATAAAAGTTTACCATTTTTTTACCAGAACTGTACTGATTCTCCTTTATATTATAAAGGTCGTTATAAACCATCAAATAAAATAGATATTGTAGTATGTAATCATTTATTTATGTATGATAGTTTTATTCCAATTTCTATCATAAGACAAACTGATAATCGAAATATTTATCTAGTATTTGATAAAAAACAACTTTTATATCCAGGATATGGATTAATATTTTTAAATACTCCGGATTTTAAAACAAATAATGGTATTGAGAAAGATACAGTACATATTTTAGATACTATTAATAATAAATTAGATGATATTGATTCGGGTATAATATTAGTATTTCCAGAAGGAGATTATTTTTCAAATAAAAATTATAATAATAGTATTTCTTATTCAAAGAAAAATAGTTTACATCAATTTAATAATTTATTATATCCTAAAATGAAAGGTCTCTATACAATATCAAATAGATTAAAACAACTTAATAAATTGGGTAATATAATTGATATGACGATATGTTTAGAAAATTTTAAAAATAAAGATTGTAATATTTATAATATTTTAACACACGATATAGGGCGTACTAATGTAATTATTACAAGTTATAAGAGTAATTATAATATTAATACTTATGATGAGTTTAAAGAATATTTTATAAAGATTTGGAAGAAAAAAGATACAACATATAATATCAATCGTGATAATAACTATCGTGATAATAACTATCGTGATAATAACTATCAATATATTAAACCAATTTTAAATAAATTTAATAAAAATATTATAATATTCATAGTATTTATATTTAGTCTATTGGTATTATTAACTTTTGGTACTTATTATTCATTATCATTTATAGCAAGTTACTATATTATATTCAAATACTTTAAACAATATTGTTGAATGATTATAAGTTTAAAATACAAAGTAAATATCTATGTATTTTAATGTTAAATAAACTACTTTATTTAATTATATTTATAATATCATTAGTATGTTTTACACAGACATTATTAATAGGAAGTTTTATTTTTGGAAAATCTAATGAATGTAGTCAAATAATTAAAAAAACAATGATTGATGTATTTCCCTCAATATATCAGAAAGGTTTAAATTCACCAATTTTTTATAGTGGCGAATATAAATGTTCTAATAAAATAGATATAGTGATGTGTAATCATATAAATACATTTGATTTTATGATATATCTATCGATTATAAGAGAATATGATGATAGAGATATATATTTTATTGCTAAGAAAAGTCTTATATTTGTTCCTGGAATTGGTGCAGTATTTGCATCTAATAATGATTTTAGATTAAATAGAAATATAGATGATGATAAAAAAAATATTATATCGACTATAAAAAAAATTAAAAAAACTGGACGGTCTAGTATAATAATTATGTTACCTGAAGGAACACGTTATACACCAAAGAAATATAATGCATCGATACAATTTTGTAAAGAAAACAATTTGCATCAATTTAATAATATTTTATATCCAAAGATGAAAGGTTTATGGATAGTTTGTAATTCTTTAATAGAAGAAAACTGTATGGGTAATATAATAGATGTTAGTACTGTTATTGAAAATATGCGAAAATGCGAAGGTTATATTAAAGATACATTAACAAAAAAATTAGGTAATACATTAAGTGTTGTTACTACTTACAATGTACCAATTGACGGTATGATAATGGAATACAATAATTTTAAAAATTGGTTTATTGAAATATGGAAAAATAAAGATAATATATTAGATAATATGTTAACTAAGAATGATATAAATATTTATAAAAAGGTAGATTGTAATATTAAATATTCGACTTATATTATTTTTGTTTTAACAATTAGTTTATTTTGTTATTTAATATATAGTACTAATGGTATATATATACCAGTTTCTTTTTTAATTACAACAATTATAGGTATTGTCAGCTTTAATAATAAAATCAAAATGTAATATAATTATTTCGTACTGATTTTGATGCATCGGTAGCTAATTTATCAGCCATCATATTACCATACCAATCATTATATTTAGCTGGATTGGATGGTTCACTTGTATGCCCTCGAATGTGTGTAAATTTAATATTATATTTTAAATAATAATCATATAAATTAGATATTAATTGAAGATTCTCAATCTTTTTACCGTCTGATTTTTTCCAATTATTTATTTTCCAATTCTTACACCATTTTGTAATACAATTAATTGTGTAGAGTGAATCACTACAAATATTTAAACAATTATTATCATTAAATAATTGTTTTTCTATAGCGATCTCAATTGCAACAATACAAGCCTTTATTTCTGCAACTTGATTTGTAACTTTATCTAAAGCGGTTTCAATTAATGGGATTGAACAATTCATCGTATCATTTTCTGCAAAAAATACACCGACCCCACCATATCTTTTACCTTTATGTTGGTTATTTAATGTTGATCCATCTGTATAAACATTTACTGTTGTCATTTATATAAATTACTCGATAGGATTATTTATTGGATCATTCTATCAATTTTTATTTTATATATTAATAATATACAGCTTTGCTATATAGATAGAATCTTAAATAGATAGATAGATATATAGATAGTATCTATATAGATAGAATCTTAAATAGATACTATCTATCTATCTATATAGCAATGGCAACAATCTTTCCATATAATAATAATTCTGAATGGTTAAATCAAATAAATGATAATATGGTTGAAAATACAATCGATTACTTTTTTACTCAACGTCGTGTTACTGAGATGGAAGAAATAATAGATAGTAGTACACTAGAAAGGAAAAAGAAAAAAATACAATCTAATTATAATTTTTTAGCTATAAATTTTCCATCAACACTATTTAAAAATATTATCAATTTAATTATTGATATTGAAATATGGGGTGATGAAAAATTTAACTTTAAAGGTAGTATAATAAAAAATGATGGTGAAATTCCTCATCTGATGTTAAAATTAAAAGACGATAAAACTATATTTGTTAAATTAATATTCAAAGATAATGATAAAGTAATTAAAACATATATTAGTTTCATCCCTGTAATTAAAAGATATCAACAAACTCCTAATATTGATATTGAATGTTAATATTTAATATGTTGATTAATAGAATCATTTATTGTTTCAAATGTTTTTTTATACAATGATACTATATCTTCCATTATTGTTTTTATATTATATTCTTCCACTAATTCATATTGGAATAATATTTTCTTGTCTAGTAAGTGTGGCATACTATATCCTGCAAATTTAATCTTTTTATGATTTTGTAATCCAAGAACTATTAATGTACCGATAGTGTGATCAGCATCATCTAATAATATTTTTGCATTAATACTATTATTATCAGGTATCAATAATATAAAATTATCTAACATATTTACAATATTATCTATTGCATAGTTTAATATTGTTTTTTCATCTAACTGCCCACGTGATTCAATCATTATATCATAATTATTATGATCGTTTTCTTTAAAACTAAATATAGAGACTGGTGAATAAATAGCATTATCATCTTCAATACCAATTTCAGTAATTGCCGATAATTTAATTTTTTGTTTAGGTTGTAATTTAATAATTGGTATATTAATAGAATATGGTGATTCTATTTGTTTCTCAGCATAATAGAATTTACAATTATTGGTTCCAACTGTAACAATATCATTTGTATTATTAACATAATCTAGGTATAATGTTAATTGTTTTAATGAACTACTATTTAATTTTTCATCCATTGGCATTTCTATTTCATTATCCATAATACCATTAAATTCTTCATCATTAATATTAGCATCTTTTTTATTTCTAATAAAAATAGCCTGTTCGGATGAAATACCTAAAACTGGTAAATTACGTAATCTTAATTTCATATAATTATTATTAAATATACTAGTATTTTCCGATATAGTGATATTATTAAAACTGTATACAGGTATAAGAGATAATGCGACACGTCTCATACAATTTACTATAGTATTATTAATCGTAGTATCTTTACTCGATATATTAAATTCTAATCTAGAATTTATATCTTTAATATAAGAATTCATTTTTATACTAATATCTTTCATTATAATCATTTTGATAAATGTTTTTAAATAATATTATCAATTTTTATTTTATGGATTAATAATCACTTGGTGCAATATAGCTTTGTTGTATATTATCAGTTCTATAAACTAAGTTATGATTTGTGTTGCAAATCAATTACAGCTTTGCTGTATTTTTAAATATAAAATAAGTTAATTGGCTCATAATTATATTTAAAAATATCTTAATCGTAGTATTAATGATATTTTTAAATGTAAGATCAAATTATAATATTACAGATTTGTCTGATAATTACTATTATCATAATTTTTTCATCTTATCATTATTTTTATTATATGGTGGTATTAGATTAATAAATACTATAAATATTGAATATGATCCTTATGGATTAAGAACAACTGGTGATGACGAATAGTAAAGCTAATTTTATAAGATGATATGTAGGTTATTTAATAGAATATATTTCTTTTTTCACTTCTCATAAGTTTTACTAATCTCGATACAAGTGATTCATTTGATTCTATAAATTCATCAGAATGTAATAAATAATATATATCGATCAATAAATTAATAATAATTTCATATTTATTGGGAGATGTCATGTGAATCGGTTTACCATTTCCATTAAATGGTTTTGTATATTGTATTAAATTAATATTTTTTATCGAATTATTTATAGAATCATAACAGGTACTATCATCGGTCGCTAAATAAATCATTTTATTATCTTTATATTTAGATACAGATGATATAATTCTACGGATATCATTGGATATATCGGTATTACGAAAATGTACACCAATATAATTTTTTAAATTCATAGTATCTCTATCTTTAATAATTTTAATTATTGATTCTTTTACTCCAATATATCTTATTATATTATGATGATTATTTGCACCGGTCCCACAATACATTTTTATTTTTTCATGCCTTTTATAATTATCTAATGATATTCCTATATTAAAACTACGAGATCCATCATTTAACCAATAACCTGATACATTATTGAAATGACGTGCATTATTTGATGCAATAAATTCTAAAGGTATTCCCTTAAAATGTGTAATAGTTTTAGGTATAATTGAATAATCTTCACTATAAGATATTGTGGTATTCTTAATTAAAAAAAAATCACTAAAATTATGTTTAAAATATTCGTGATTTTTTATATCAATTAATAAAGTATGTTTATATTTTTTACACCATTCTATACAATAAACTAAACCTCCCAAACAGTGTACTATTCCACCGGATCCTTGATAAATTACTATATTTTGTTCCATTATAAATTAATATAATATAAATATAATAATATATAATAAACTAATATATAATAAACTAATAATATTATATATTATAATGAATAGATTAATAATTATAATATATCTAATAGTTGGTATTGTAGGTATTGCAGCGATTGTACTATTATTAAATCATAAATCAAAACCATCTTCTCCTGCAAATAAATCTACCACACAATCTACCACTAAACAACTTAGTACAACCCCACAAGCTACAACCCCACAAGCTACAACCCCACAAGCTACAACCCCACAAGC